TGCCCAAGACTTCGTAGATGCAAGAACGTCTTTGCTTTCAATAGCCTCTACCACATCAGCATAGTCCATTCCAGCAACGACCACTAGGGCATACACATTTGCGTATTCGCTTGCTAGTTCATTGACCATTCTTCGTCCTTCGGATGCGCCTTTGCTGCCTTGCCGAACAATGGCGAAAGCAGACTCCATTAACTTTTTACCATAGTCATAGACTGCATAACCAATTGAACTTCGCAAATTTCCTGTGTGGTCATACCAACTATCATCGCCACTTCTATCCTTGATTCGTATAACACATTGCTCTCCTAAGTACATCAAGGCTCTTGTAACTTCTTCCTTGACGATTCTCAAAGCATCGTTGAAAAATGCGTCTATCGCACTCTTAGGAGTTGTGCAACGTATCTGAATCATACCCAAAGCTTGGCTTGCAGTTGATACCTTTGAAATCCCTTGACTAGAAATTCTTTCTCTTTGTCAAAATGACGGACTCTGATTCTTTCACCTCGCTTGAAATCTCTGCAATCGTGTGGAAGGTATATCGTGTACGAAAACTTGTCTATTTCTCCGTCCTCAAACGTTATTTCGTTCTCTGCACCTGCCGGAACGATGTCGCACTTGTAACTCACCGATGGTGTTTCAACTCCTTCGTGTGGGTCTCCGTTCTCGTCAACGTATCCTTCAGTTGCTTCGTACGTCAGAACACTATGTTTGTTCAATTCAAGGACTCCCATTATAAACAATCTCCTACATATACCATTGGGTCTCCACCATCTTTTTCTTCCTCGCCAATCAAACCATAGTAATAGTTCGCCCTAGCAAGGATGCGAGTTTTATCTTTGTCGGTCAAAGAACCAATAGACTTGTCTGACTCAGCAAAACCTATAGCAGTAATCAAAGAATAAAGACAATCAGCAAGTGAACCAATATACTCTTCACTTTCGGATACCGACTTTGAGAATGCTCCGTCTTCAAGACCTCGCTTTATCATTACGTTCTCCACCAAACCTTCTGGCAATGGGTAAAGAATCTCATCAATTAACGCTTGCTGAATTGTCTTCGTCATAGCAGAAAGATATTTTAAGTAGTCACTTTAGCAGACTCGGCAGCAACCTTCAGTGCATCCTCGTCCTTAGTGCTAAGTTCATTAATCTTCTTGATAACTGTTGCGTCACTTGCGTTGGTTGCAATGCTGATACCCTGTGCCTTCATAATCGTAATGAGTGAAGACTTGGTGTACTTATTGCCCCAAACAGTAACGTACGTATCGTTAGTGTCAGCAGTCTCGGCAGTTTCATTTACCTCTTGGCTTGCTTCAAGGTCAAGGACATAAAGCTGGTCTACGTCCTCAATGATTGGTGCAGCAAGGCACTGACCTGTAGTCTTCTCAACGAGCGATGGGTCATTGACCGAATACTCGCTAATCAACTTGTAGTCATCAATCAGATTGTAGTTCACACCATTTACACGATTGCGGTCTTCTGCCAATCGTCCATAGATAAACTCACCAACTTGCTCGTTACAAGCAAAGATGATTCGGTTTCTATTCCATGGCTTAACACGATTTGAAGTACCATTGCTCTCAAACTTGACAGTTCGGTTGATGATACGGAATGTGATTCCAAACTCATCTTCCATTGCTTGGTTGAACTTATTCACACCGGGAACAGGCAGAACGCTCTGGTCGGTATAAACTCGGTCTTCCATGTCTGCAACAAGTTCACGAGCTTCACGTGTCTTACGTAACTCATCATAAGTTGACTTGGCAATCCAAACGTTGATGATTGTGTTCTGGTCTTCCTCTGCTTTCTCAAACACTCTACGGAAGTCTGAGATAGTCACAACACCCTTATCGGCTGTACCGAAGGTGTTCTCATCAAGGTAACCATAGTTCAGACGCATCATCTGATTGGGATGCTCATCATCTGGCATAGCAACATAACCATTGCTGAAACCATAGAGGAACGCATACTCCATCAACTCATCAAGACCTCGGTTGCAACCTACTGCTTGGTCTGCAAGGATTCGTGAAATGCGTTGTGCATTGCCACCTTGCGCTTCCATAACTTGCAACTCGGTAATCTCACTTTCAATAAGGACTTTTGCCATACCAGACTTAGGCAACTTGCCATTGCCCGTGTGAATGGTAGGACGTGACTTCAAGGGAAGGGGCGAGTCCATTGCCACAAAGTCTGCGGCTACATAATTTGAGTTAACCGATGCACTTTCCCATTTGTTGTCGGCAGAAAACGTCTTCTTCAAGATTGCAGTATCTTTGTGAAGGTATGTCAGAGTATCACCTACTCTGTCATTAATCTTCTCAACGAGTTTCTGCAGCAAAGGGAAAAAGCGGTCAACGTACTTTTTGAAAAACGAACTATTCATCTTTTCTCCTTTCTTTAATCATGTGCAAACTTCAACTCTGGGAGCGCAGTCTTCAATGCTGAAAGCAGACTTGTCACAGGGTAAGGACTTGCAACGTCATTAACCTCTCCCTCATACATAACTCCAACTAACGGCTCATTCTTTGAGACCGTAGCTTTGGCAACACCTTCGTAAACATATCCTTGTGGCAGCGAACCATAAGCACCATTTGACACAGGCATAGGCTTGCTTACTCCATTGGTCTCATCACGAATGATGAGTTGACCTTTACGGATAAACTCTTCGGTGTAACCTTCAACTTCAAGCATACGACCACCGATTACGGATTTGCCGTATACACGAATAACGATAGGGTCTTTGTCAAACCCAAACGATTCTTGAACACCTACATCGTGTACCATAAAAATTCACAGTTTTCTTTAAGCGACTCAGAACTCTTTTGCCAACTTGTCAAGTTCTTCGTCAGACATTAATTCAATTTCGTTCTTTTCATCGGTCTTCGTACCCTTTGCCGGTGGCACTGAACCGAGTTTACTCAAACCTTCGTTGGCTCGTTCTTGGTTGAGTTCTTCAAGGTCAGATTGCACTTCTTCTAGGTAATCCTCAAACTCTTCGTCATTTTCAAACTTCATTCTGAGGAAGGCTTTCTTCGTGCGTGTCCCGAATGTACCTGTGTTCTTCAACAGACTTTCTAGCTTAGACAGGCGCTTGTCTGCAACATTGACATTCTCCAATTTGTCAAGTCTTTCTAGAAGTCGTTGCGCCCACTTTGGTGTGTCATCTTCGGAATCATTCTGTTCCTTGTTCCCTTTCTTTGGGTTCTTCGGTGCGATTGGTGGAGTTGATGTGTCATCATCATCTGCATCATCGTCATCGTCACCACCGACAGGGTGAGCATCCTTGTATGCTTGGATTGCTCTACTTGCAGCCGACTGGCTGACTCTAAGGAAAGGAAGAACCGCGTCCACTGCTGTTTCTATGGCTGCGTTTACGTCCTCGTCCGAGGCATTTTCATCAAGTTCAAGATTATCGGACATGCCGTCAGCGATACTCTCTAACTCCTTCTTGTTGAAACCGAACGCCTTCGCTTTCGTTTTCAGTTGTTTCAAGATTAATCTTTTCTTGTCCATTACTCTTGGTGTTTGTGATAAAAAAATGGTCTGCTGTGCGACTCACCGCAAGCAGACCACCGAGAAACAAAGAGCATGAAAGCAGGTAATTTCGTTGTGTCTGTTGCGTGCGACTTCACACGCTTTTCGTTTGCAAAGATACGCAATATATTTGAACTTCAAATACTTTTTTCAAAAAAATTGTGCATTCAAACTTTGAATCGCCCACATTTAGCATTTAACTTCGTGAGAATCTCATAAAAATCTTTGTTGTGGGTAGTTGTATTGGAGAAATCTAGGAGAACTCGTTAAAACAAGAGTGGTCTAGCATCTCTGCCAAACCACCCAACGGATTGCTTAACTAATAAAGAGTTATCTGATGCCGAGGTTCGTTCCAACCTTTGTCAAACCTATGTAATCATTCACATATACGAACTCGCCATCATTCAACTGAAGACACAAGGTCGGTTCTCCTGTGATGTCTGTCTGCATCGTTACTACCGCATGCCTTTTATGGTTCGTTTCATTCTCAGACTTGAAAGCTTTGCTTGCTACCACATCAACCCATTCTCCTACAACATATTTCAGCGATGTGATGTGTGGTTCAAATTCTGACTTATTTTTTCTTATCCTATCTTCCAATCTTTGTATGCTTGTCGCAATGCCCAATCCATCATATACTGCACACCCTTTCTTTTTCATGTCATCATCAAAATACACGTTGAACAAGTCTCCTTCTCGCAACCAGTTCTTGTACTCTGCTGCGTGTATCATTCTTGGTTCATGGACTACACAGATGTTGGTCTCTTCTGAACGTCCGAACGGATAGTCGCAACTGAAATCTTCCAACTCCCATTTGTTCACTTTCGCCTTGAAGTAGAATGCTCCACCACCACATGGACCACAATGCCCAAAGTCGCAGAACGTCCTTTCTGCTTCTCCACATGGCTTGAAGATGCTTTCGTGCGCCTTGACGAATGGACCACCACTAACACTCAGTCTAATCTCGTCATATCCACTCATAGCGAATGGCACATAGGGTTCATAGCAAACACTCAGCACGTCTTTGCAGAAATCTATGCGTCTTTCTATAACTCCATGCTCATACTTCTGCGTTCCTCTATAGTACGTGCCTACTACTAGGTCTCCGACTCTAGGAGTCTTATGCTTCAAGTTGCGTTCTATCGTTTTCCTGTGCATATTGGCAAGGTCAACATCGCTCTGCTTTACTCCGTAACGCATATCGTATGCCGGATTCATCTCTTTCAATTCTTCTAACGTAATCATTGCTCTCTCGTTTCTATGTAATACTCAAAGTTCTTATATCTTCCATCTCTTGCACGTTCCCTTGCCATCTTCAAGGCTTGCGAATACGTGAAGCTAATTATATCGGTCTCTCGGTCAAACTTCACATTGTAATACGTGAACTTGACTTTCCTGTCCTTCAGCATGCCATACCTATAAGCATACTCATTCAATAGTATCTCGGTCTCAACGTAGATACGATTCTCAATTAAGGCAAATCCCTCCATACAAATCTGATTTCAAATGTTCATGAATGAAGTTCTTGACTGATTCTCCCAACTCTGCCGAGCATTGTGGCAAGATGCATTTGTCTACAAACGTCTTGGCTAATGGTTCGTCATCACCTAACATCTTGGCAAACGATTCAACAATATGCTCATAGGCTTTGTCGCAGTTGCCGAATGCATACATTTGGTACGAACACCAAATTACGGCAGTAGTACACAAATCTTCGATTATCTCTTCTGCTTTTCTTTTCATGCTTCAACCACCTCCCTTATCTGCTCTATAACGTTATCCAAATCGTTCCATGCCATGTCTAGGTTATAGGCATTGTCTCTCATCTGCTCACCTCTCTCGCTTTCTTGCAAACCTTCTGGCAGATTCTCAAAGGCTTCCATCTCTTCGTTCTTTACATTGTCAATTTCATCAAGCATGTTTTCAAGTGTGCTGATTACTTTCTCCAAACGTTTTCTTCTTGCTGCGTTCATTGCTCTTAAACTTTAATGGTTACTATTACTGATTTTTGAACTCTTCTTCTAACTTGTCGTACTCTTTCTCGTTGTCCTCTATTGACTTGGCGAAGTTGAGTAGGCATTCATCAAAACTACGTTCTTTCATTGCAGTCAAGAACTTGCCAAATCCAACGTACTTCTTTTCTTGGTTGTCGTTCTTATTTACTTCAAAGCTACCGCATGTTCCGATGTTCACAGAAACTTGCAACTTACCTCTGAACTTGCCGTTCTCATCGGTATGCCATTCTTTTCTGACATATACGTCAAAGTCGCATCCGAAGATACTAGCACCATTTTCGTGCATTCCAACCTTGAAACCACTTGAGCAGAAGTAGAACACCTTCCACTCTTCGCCTAGCGTTTCTTCTACAAACTTCTCAACTTCTTTCTTGCCCATGCTGATGAGCATCGTACGTGAGTTCTTAATCTCGTTCTTTCTTGTTTCAAATTGCTTCTGTGTCATTGTTCTTTCTCTTTATCGGTTAAACATTATTTTACATTACTCTAATCTTGATGTTTCGGTCTGGCTCATGTCCAAGTGACACCGCCTTATCGTGTGCGTCGCATAGATTCTCCCAATACGACTTTTTCTCGTCACATTCATGTACGAACGTCTTAATCTCATAATACGTATGTTCAGACACTCCGTACCATTGATTGTACTTGCTTACTGTCTTCTTAACTCCGAAAATCACCTTTAGTTTCATTGCTTCGTTTCTTTACTAGTTAAACATGTATGTTATTTAGGATATGTAAAGGTACTCATTATTAATGAGTTGACAAAATTTTTTTCGCAAAAAATCACACCTAAAAATCTCAAAAATGCATTTTTAACTTTTGCAAACAATAGGCACAAAAAGAGAGTACCGAGGTGATTTCACAATCTACTCGGTACACAAAGAGCAATGTAAACATAAGTTTAACATTGTAAAGAAACGATGCAAAGGTAAGTATTTTTTTTCAAACCTACAAGAAGTCTTTCAAAATTTCTTCATCGCTTGCGAAGTCTGCTCCATAGGGATAGAATGTGTTCGCTAATGCGTCCATGTAGTCTGGACTGCGTTTGATGCGTTCTTTGACTTTATCTTTCTTTTCAATGACGATTGCTCCATTTGACATGAAACTCCAATGCGTTTCAGTCAGTTCTTCCATTAGCTTGTCATTCGGTGGCAATGCTGGCAAATACCCATTTTTCGGATTCAACCAATCCCTAACGCACCAATAAAGGTATGCTCTCATGTTCGCAAACGTGTACTCTCCTGTGATGTCATGCAGACCTTTTGCGCTTTCGCTATACTTACACGAATAAACATTGTCATAGTCTAGTTCTTGCAGTCTGCTATAGACACCAGCACCCTCGCCAATCGTATCAATGAAAGCTTTGTCTTTCTTGTTTCTCAAAACGTTTGTGACCATTCCGGCTACATGCATGTGGTCTGCTAGACCTGCTGACTGATGCGCCAAGAACTCAATAACGTAGTCACCCATTCTATTGCAAAGGACACTACTATCACGTCCCATACCAGCGACATCTACTCCAACCAAACGTGATACTCTAGGAACGAAACCTTTCTCCTTGTGTTCTTTCCACCTTTCATTTGCTATCTCTATCCACTCATACGGAATGAGGACATCTTGACTGACTTTCGGAAACATGCCAAGCACCTTGACACGAAACAAGTCATTCGGTCTATACAAACCACCTTCCCATTTGAAATCTCCTTCACCGATGTTGAAGTCTGATTGCTTAATCGGCATACACCATGTGTCTACCTTATCTTTTACCCATTCATAGTCCACTTGACCGGGAATCCTCAACTCCTTGCTTACAACATTCTCTGCGTTCAGCGAGTTAAGTCTGAAAGACTTGAAACGATGCGACTTCATTGCTCTAGCAGCATAACCAGTCGTGATATTCGGATTGAACACAAGCAACAAACGTGAGTTACCTTGCAAGTTACCTTCTATCGCATTGAACGTTGTCTCACTGATACCAGACGCTTCGGTAACAACGAACATCGTGTTCACGGCATGGAAACCAGACCATGCTTCCGTTTCAT